CTGCTGCATGCCATATGTAGAACTTATCTACCGAACTTAAACCCTCCCCTTCTATTTTATCAAGTGTTTCCATTAAAATCCCTTATTTAATTCATCGTATATATCACGCAATTCTTTAAATGCAAATCCTGTCTCATCATCGGCTTCAAATGACCCTAACCTATCAATCTGTTTTAGTTGAGAATTAGATTGTCCTACTCTAGTCTTTAAACTTTGAAAGAACGTATAATATTCAGTATTTGAATTTTCTAATTCTTCTATATATTCTGCAGAAGCTTCTTGTTTACGTAATTGATTGATATTAACAAAAATTGATATTGCTAATATTACTGATAATATTATAATTGTTGTCATATTATTTATCTCCAAATAAATCTTTAAACATCTCTTTAGCATTTACATTATCTGTTGTATTTGATAATGCTTTTTTTGCATATTGTTTTTTGATAGGTGCCGACTGTGCTGGCTTTCCTTTATACCACATTTCAAATTCTATTCTAGCTGCCATTGCATCTGCTTGGTGCATAACATACCCTAAATTAGTTTTTAGTTTAGAATCTGCTGTTCTGGACATGAAATATGGTTTATTACTTTCATCATATAATCCATCTGTTAACTTTATACCTAACATTTCGTTCCAAGTGATACTAATGTTATAATGTTGCAATAACCAAATAGATAGGTCATTTACGAGGCTAAAAGGATTGTTAGGATTGATCTTATACATACGTCCTTGATTCTTTCTATGCCATTCGGAATCATTAGGAATATATACTTCATTACCTTCTCCCGGAAATCCCATTTTACCAATATCATGATTTAATGCAACGAATACTAATTCTTCTTCAGTATAACCTGACATATCTGCTCCCATTTCAGTCCATAATGAATAAACCTTTTTTGCACACTTAATAACTCTTAAAACATGATCTACATAACCACCTTCGAAGGCATTATGATAATGATCAAAACTAGATGCAGGTTGCACAGACATTCTATCTTCTAAATCTGTATACATTGCTTTTAAATTATCTTTTCTTTCGCCTGTAAAATTATCATCGATAACTTTAATAAGGTCTTCCCAATTTTGTACTATTTGTTCTGCTGTTAATTTCATAATTTCTATTTTATATTATTTGGTCTATTACTCCAATTTCTAATAACTCTTCTGCTGTAAGAAACATATCATTTCTCATTCTTTCTCTCCACCAATCTGCTTCTTTCTTTGTCTTTTCTGCTAACATGCCATATATAAGAGTTTCTAGATTTTTAACATTATCTAGATAAGCTGTTATATCACTCATCTTACCTCCCATAAAACTAGATGATTGATGGAACATTACCGTTGAACGTTTACTCATCATTCTATTACCAGTACCACATGCTAATATAACTGCTGCAGCACTCATGGCTCTACCTCTACATATAGTATTTACTTTAACATCTAAAGATTCTATATAATCAATAATACCAAACATTTCATATACATCTCCTCCTGGACTGTTAATCATTAAATTAACTGGCGATGACTTATCTTTTCTATGTTGTAATAAACTCCTCATTCGAATGATGAAATCTGTTAATGTTGTATCATTAATTTCATCGTTAATAAAGATTACAGAATCTTCGTAATCTAATAATGTTCCTAACTGATTATGTAATGCTTCATATAACTTGCCCTGTGGTTCTTCAACAATTAAAGGCTCTTTAGGATCTTGTTCTTCGTATATACTCATATCTTTTTTTTATTTATACTTAATATAATAAAAAAATTTCGTACGTCCAAAGATTATCGTATCTTTTTCAACTGTCTCTCTAACTTCTTCATTTGAGAATTACCCGACTTAATATCCTTTTTGAATTTAGCCTTCTTTAATTGACCTCTTACTAAAGCCATTTGTTCATTTATCTTATCTCGTAACTCACTTTTTTCTAGTTTAGATAATTTCTTTTTAGGTGTCCGGTCAATCTTAGTTGGTTCTAAGGTTCCTTTTAGTTTAGGTTGTTCTTTTCCTTTATGGAAAACATTACCTTGTGGATCTACAAACTCTTTCATAAACTGCCAACCTCTCGGCCGACCCTTTGATACATATCCACCTTTCATTTCTGGTGGTCCTACTGTTTTAGATACACACTTATAACATAACACTGCAGTTGTATCATGATTGACTTCTGACCATTCATTACATCTAGGCTTGTCTCCTAAGAATTGCCATGCCCAATATGATTGTTCTGGTACACTATTCCTACATATCATGAATGTCTTATTACCTTTTTTTCTTGTTCTAAACGAATGTAAAACTTTTTTCTTTGCCATATTTAATTTATTTGGTTACCAATAACTTTTTTTGCCTGCTACCGATTTTGGTGCAGGTTTTTCTTTGTAAATATCTTCTTTCGGTGTTGCTAATATTTTTTCATTTTTTCGAATCATTTCTTCTTGATCTAATTTTGCCTGACTCTCCTTAACTCGATTCTTAAGCTCTTTATCGAAGTCATCTTTAGTTGTAGGAAACTTAATATTAGGATTCGCATGTTTGACTTCAGGATCTTCTTTAATCATAGCAAATGCCATATTAGCTGCTACAACTAAAGCAATTGCCAATGGATCGAATACAAATATAATAAGTAATAAAAACCAATTAACAACTGTATTCATATCCTGACCTGTAGTTTCTGCTAAATATTTAAGTGGACCTAATTCCCTTTGATCTTCATTATCTATTTGTTTATCTAGAATACTCATATCTGTTTTAGTTATAGAATCTTCAATTGCTGCTAACTTATCATTTATAATATTTCTATCACCTAATGTTCTAGCCAACTCATCTTGTAATGCCCTTCTACTAGACGATGATGTTGTTGTTATTAATTGTCCACTTTCTTTATCAACATATTGAACCTGTGCAGGATTCGAAAGAGATATTCTTAAATCAGATATAGACTTTGTTAAGCCTTCTTTTTCATATTTAAGATCTTGTTTATTCTCTTCGAACCTAATTTGTTTCTGTTGTAATATTGCCAATGATTTATCAAGTAACTCTGATTGAGTCGCAGTTGATTGATAAGCTCCAGATAGAAATCCATAAATACCTCCCGATGTTATAATCATAAGTATTAGTGTAGCAATAGATAAATATAATCGTAACGCTTTATTTATTGTATCCCAGTACTGGTATAATAAAGATGCAACAACTAGTTTAGCAAATTCTAAAGAACCTGCCATTATTATTACTTGCAAACTTGCTCCTGCAAATAACTTACTTAATCCGAATACAGAATAAAATGCTGCACTACCAGATACTGACAACGCTGCCAATCCTATTACTATTGGAAAAAGTTTCTTTTTCATTTTAACTCCCTGATACTCTATCTGTAATCGTAGCTAGTTTTTGACGGATATTTGCAAATCGACTTCTTACATCGATCGGGTCCATTGGCATATTTCTTTCAATTGATTGGTTCATGATCATTATCATGTTATCAACTTCATCCAATAATCTTAATACATTGTCCTTGTCTTTCATAGTAAAACTTCTTTTTTATTATTATTTTTATACGCATAAATATTGCGATATTCTAAAAGTGCCAGCTCTTTGGCCTTAGCTTCTATTACAATATCAATATCTAGCCCGTACGTTTTAATTTCATCACGTATATAATCTGAATGAGCTTGTGCTCTAATCGTAGGGTCTTGAAACTCTCTTGCTCTACTTTCTGAATAATGTGTACATTGTCTAACACCTTCAGGCCATGTAGATGCGGCTAATTTTAATGCTTGTTCTTCTGACAACTCATCTGGATGAAATGTATGATGATGGTAATCGAATGTTATTGGAATACCTATTTCTTTATAAAAATATTCATATAACATTTTTGTCGACCACATACTAGGCTTATCATCATTTTCTAATACTAATCGTTTCTTACAATTATCAGATAATCTATGCCAACCTGCAATCCATCTTTTTGAAGTGCCTACAAAATCACCACCATATGAGCCACCAACATGAATATTGATCTTGTTATCAAATGATGGTTCAAACCCCATGAGGTCGAATGTTTCTGAATGTCGTTCTAGGCTTATAATCGTACGTTCGACAACATCTGATTTAGGAGAACCTAATACATTGAATGGTCCTGGGTGGGTTGTAATACGAATGCCATTCTTACGTGCATAATTACCACATTCTAATAACTTTTTTGCTATATCATTGAACTGCGGCAGTTGATGTAATTCATATTGATCATGCCACGGAAACAATTCAGAACCTAAACGAAACAATTTTATATTATGGTCATTGTTCCATTGTAGATAATGTAACAAGTCATTTGCATTAAGTAACGTACGTTCGCCTAACAAATGCAAATCCCAATCCTTAGGATCATCAGATCCATTTTGCCAAGTTGCTTTTCTAGCAGTCCTTGATGTTGTTACTCTACCACCTGCCTTTTTCGGCCGGCCGGTTAATGTCATGTTTACACATGCATAACCTAATCTTACATTTTCTTTCATATATTAATATAATAAATTTATTTCGTAATTCCTAAACATTTCTACCATTTTCGAACACATGCTTAACGGTAGGAAATCTTAAACTCAATTCTCCTTTTTGATTCTTAGTCTCTTCAAAATATTGGACGGTAATTTCTTTTCCAATAATTAAATTTGGATTAGCATTATATTTAATTCTTTGCTCTTGATTCCATCCAGACCCGACTGCTACCTCATATCCTTTATGATTAATATATGCTTGCGCCATCATTGGAATAACAACTTCTTTACCTTCTCTAATAACTCTATGGTCTTCAAAGTCGATACTTTGTACTACATATTCTGCATCAAAGAATTTTTTAACCTTCAATAAGTTTTGAGACCTCTTACCTTCATACCCAACATTTTTTCTTAACATAACACCTTCATGTCCATCTTTCTCTGCATCTGCTTTTAATTTTGCAAAATGGTCATCCCCTGAAACAACATGTTGGTCTAAAACACTTAAACATGAATTATTTTCTAGATGCAAAATATGTTTTCCAAATCTAGCAATTCTCATTGTTAATGTTGCTTGACTTTCTTTTGCATTAAATTCATTCAAGGTTAAATAATCAAACATCACATATTTAGGATTAGTAATTGTATGATTCTTTCTTTTAATTTGTTTCATGATACCTTGAAAATCTTCATTGCCATTTTCATCCATCAAACAAATCTCACCATCAAATACAACTCCTATTACTCCTAATTTCTTAATGGCATCTTTAACTACTTGTAATGTTTCAAACTCATTACCTACTCTAGAATAAGATTTTACATTACCTTGATAATCAACAATTGTTAAACATCTTACGCCATCTAACTTTCTAGATGCTAACCATATATCATTCCAATCAACTCGTTTAGGATCAAATTTATTTGCCAATGCAACATCAAAAGTTGGAATCAAGTTTGGAATAACTTTATTAATAACTGATTCAGAAGCTCTAATTTCTAAGTTTCTATCTATAATAGAGAAAATTAAATCTTCATATTCATTATGTTCTGTAATAAATGCATTAACTAAGGCAATTGCATCATGGCCGGTATATAATCTACCATTCAGATCATCTAATAAACCAAATATATCATCATAAATTGAATTCATATCACATAGATCGGCATTCTTTTTACAATTTTTACTGGTTAAATAATACTTCTTATATGGGTCTAAGGCATAATTTAAAGCCTTTTTAATGAACTTATCGTTCTGAATAGACCCAATAATAACCTTTTTCTCATTAAGAGAACT